TGGTAAGGACGGCACAAACGGCAAGCCACTTGTTGGTCCGACGGAGTGGAGCAAGGATGTCAGATACTTGTCAGGTAAGTCCAACGAAGCATATCAGAGCATCGTCATCAATCCGAAGTACCCGAAGCAGATGTTTCTGTGCGGTTATACTCATAGTGGTGTAGAGCCAGCTGAGGGTACGTATGTAACAAGCGTAAACTCCTGTACGCGGGAGAAGCCTTGGGTGGGTGTCACATATCAGGACTTTGTGGCTACCAAGGTGCTCTTTGCCGAGCGTGGCAAGATAGAGAACCTTGACATTACGAATGCCACGATACAGGGAACGATAACGGACATGGCGGTGAAAACGAAGGCGGAGTGGGATGCTATCACCAATGCTCTTGTGCCTAAAAATGACAAGGAATATGTAGAATCCAAGCGAAACTTTCAGATAGTTGACCCTTCCAAGGCTGGCTCTTACTTCATTCCGACTTTCGACCCGAGAAGCAGAGAATTGAATACTCAGATTGTATTCCTGCCGACGTACAATCCATCTACGGATTACGACATCATAACGTGCATTACCACGCAAAGTAAAGTTAAGAAGAGGTATAACATACCGAAGTACCAGATTGCAGGCACACATATCCGCATAACGAAGGGTGGTGCGCCACTACAATATTCACGCTGGGCATACCTCGAAGATGCTGGATATGATAGACTGTGGACGAGCAATAACGGTAACAATAGGCAGAATGTTCTCAATATATACAACATGGGTACGCTTATATGCGCGGACCACAAGATATTCAAGGTCACGGACGGTAACTACAAGCACGGTCACAATATAACAGGTGCATGGTATTACGGTGACAGCGATTATAAGCACGGAAGACTTAGCGTGAATGGTACGGTGGCAAGAATGCTATGGTTAATGCCCGGTCAGACTGTGGAGCTGGTATCACAGATTGAGGAGATTAACAACAGCAAGTGCCTTGTATGGTCGGTGGTTAACGCAAGTGACTTTACGGCAGTGAATATCAACGCAGACGTGGATAGGAAGCGAAAAACGTATAATGAGAATTTTTCCGACCTCTATCCTGTAGAGTTTCATGGTGAGTCGGGTATTCTTGCTCCAGATTTATCAGGCAACGCGGACAACTGGGAGGATTGCTTCATTGCGCACAAAAAGATTGACAATCTATTGCTGAATGGAGAGACGAAGACAATACCGAGTCTGTTCATCAACCGCAATGACCCTACTAAAGAGGATGATTACCCTATTGCAGAATTTTATATTCCGTAAATTAACAATATGAGCATGATAAAGATAAGAAAAGGCAAGGACATAGTGTTTCGTTGGTCGATACTGACCAACGGCAATGCTCTGCCGTTACAGGGACGAGACCTGACGCTTGAAATCGTCAATCCATACGGAAGACGGACAGCGTTGGCATACCAGACTGACGGCAATACGATAGTGTTCAAGTTTCGTGGCACGGAACACACAATGCTTGGAGTGCATGGTATTACGCTCTGGGAGAACAAGGACGAGGAAGGTCAGACAGCTGTGGATATTTCCAAGGCTTTTGAACTTGTTCGCACGACAGAAGAGGAGGATTTATTATGAAGATGACAACGGCAAGTAACGAGAGAGCCGATGAAGTACATGTCGGTCTTAGTTCGGGCAATCTCTCTACAGTATCAATATCTCTTGAGACTGCGAACATTAGTGCATCACTCTCTTCAGGCGGTTTTACCGTCAGGGACATTCCCAAGGGAGAGTATGACCTTGAAGACGTATATCCAGACTTATAATTTATAACTTATAAACATTAACAGATATGGCACAGACAAAAGTATTAGACAGCGCAGGATTGCAGACGCTCATATCAGCAATCAAGAATGGTGACTTGAAGGTAGGTGAGGTAAAGGTTGGCGGTAAGGTTCCAGCATCTACTCTCGATGGTATCATTCCTATGAAGAACATGCCGAAGGGCGCATTGGAACGTCTCATTGTCGTTGCAGACGACCAGGCACGTTTCGCTCTTACTACAGAACAGGTACAGATGGGCGATACCGTAAAGGTGACATCTTCAGGTAGGATGTACTTCATCGTGGACGAGAGCAAACTTAACTCTGAAGACGGTTATGAAGTCTATACGACAGGTACGGCAAGTGAAGCAGAGCATGCGACAAGAGCAGACTATGCCACAACTGCAGGCTCTGCTGATAAAGCCACAAAAGACTCGGCAGGTAATACTATTACAACGACTTACGCTAAGGTTTCTGCCGTGGCAACCAAGGCGCAGGGTGCAAAGGCGGACTCCGCAGTGCAGAGCGTGAAGATTAGTGGTAACGATACGGAACTGAAATCAGGCACATCAGTCGTTATCCCTGCTTATCCTACTTCTCTTCCTGCCAGCGACACCACCAGTACCTACTCCCCTACAGGCACAGCTCCTGTCAACGGCAAGGCGGTGGCATCAGCCATTTCGGGCAAGGCGGACAAGGCTACCACCCTTGCCGGCTACGGCATCAAGGACGCTGCTACAAGCACGCAGGGCGCAAAGGCAGACACTGCAGTGCAGACCGTGAAGATTGACGGTGTGGAGCAGACCAAGACAAGCGGTGTGGTCAATCTCCCTGCTTATCCTACCACTCTCCCGGCAAGCGATGTACCTTCATGGGCAAAAGCTCCATCTAAGCCTACATACGACTCTACCGAGATTAAGGTCAAGACAGGCTATGCCAAGCCTTCATCGGCTGGTTCTGTTGCAGCTGGAGACTCTATCAGCGTTGCTCTCGGCAAAATCGAGAAGACGGTGGACGGCAAGATGGCGAAGTCAACAGCAGATGCTACATACATCGCAAAGACTGACCTCGTTGCCATCACGGATGAAGAGATAAATGCAATGTTCTAAACTCACAACGACACAACATGGCATACGTAAAGAGAATATACTACGACGGTGTACTCGTATATCCATTGACGATTACGGATGCCGTCGTTGACCACAAGACAAAGGAGCAGTTGTCTGTGACCCTCAAGCGGTTGCAGTCAACCTCCTATGGAATTATCGAAGAACAAACAATAAAACAGATGATAAACGATGAAAATAGCACTCTTAGAAACGATTGAAACACTTGTTACTATCATCAAGGATAAGTTTCAGCAGAAAGAGCCAGGTAAGGGATTATCTTCCAACGACTATACATCTACGGACAAGAATAAGGTTAATACATTGCTTCCTGCAGACGGTACTGCAGGACAGGTACTTATACGCACAGAGACTGGTGCGAAGTGGGATGATTACAAACCTCCGGAAAAAGTCGGAATAATAGGACCTACCTTCATCACAGAGACTACTCAGTTCTTTTTTTCGCCGAGTACAGATAATGTGCAATGGTCTATAAAAACAGGAGGTGGCTTTGCATCCATTGACCAGAAAGGTGTTGTAAGATTAAAATGGAAAGACATACAAGTGTCCGGATACAATGTTGTGATTCAAGCAACAGTGAATGGTGAGACATATAAGCATACTTTTAAGATCATTGCCAGACACTATCATCCAGAAACGATAACAATTAACCCGAATGACTTTGCAATATGTTATGGTTATGAGGTTAAGATGAACGATTATCGTTCAAGATACATTCCTGCCAATACAAATGACGTACCCTTTCTTCAAGGATATGAATTTGAAAATCCATTTAATCTTCTAATGAAAACCGCTGTGCTTGTAGCCAAGAAAGGAGTATTCCCCGAAGATACACTTATCTCAAGTTCTACAGAAAAGGGTTCTGATGATAAGGCATTTTACATACTGCATAATATCGAACGTGATTATGACAGAATATTATTGCCGAAAGGTTGTAAGAGTATTACATTTAATGTCCGTAAAAATCTTCCGAATGTTACACTTAACTTTCAAATTCTCGATAATTACACAAATAAGTATAGTCCTTTAATAGAAGATTCTCTTTATGGCAATAAGACCTTTGACACATCTGCGTTGGTAAGTGGTGTATCGGCAAACAAAAAGAGGTATTTATCTTTTTGTTTTCATTATTCTGGTAACAGGAACGACATTCTTCCTGATTTTTTGGATTTATCAAAATTGGACCTGTCTATCACATTCAACTATTAGAGTGATTGCGTGATAATGCGTATAAGTATAACAATCTATAATTACAGACAATTATGAAGGTAATCTATAACAACATAATCCCTTTCCCAGGCTTCAAGGCGATAAACCTGTTCGGGGTGTTGTTTGTGCGCAAGGGTTGCACGATGAGCGAGAGTGACATCAATCACGAAAAGATACATACCGCACAGATGAAGGAGATGGGGTATGTATTGTTCTACGTCTGGTATCTGGTGGAGTGGCTGGTCAAGGTTGCAAGGCTCGGCAACAGCAACAAGGCTTACAGAGCTATCTCATTTGAGAGGGAAGCATACGGCAACGAGAAAAACTTGAAATACACGTCAACAAGAGCGAAATTCGCATGGAGGAAATTGATATGAAGATAACGAAGGAACAATTAAAGGTGATAATGCCTAAGATAGAGGGTAATATCAAGAAGAATAAGAACTTTGCTGGTGTGACCCTCGACAAGGTGGTGGAACTGCTGAATAAGTATGCTGAGGAGTTTGACATTACGACACCTCGTAGGTGGGCGCACTACCTTGCTCAGATTGCTCATGAGAGCATGGAGTTTCGCTACACAGAAGAGATTGCCAGCGGTGCGAAGTACGACACAGGAGCATTGGCGGTCAGACTCGGCAACACCCCGGCAAAGGACGGTGACGGACAGAAGTATAAGGGCAGAGGACTTATCCAGCTGACTGGCAAGTATAATTACATGGAGTACAAGAAGTTCTGTGGCTTTGACGTGTTGAAACAGCCCGAACTGCTTGCCAAGCCTGTAGGTGCTATCCGTTCATCTATGTGGTTCTGGCGCAAGAGGAACCTGAATTACTATGCCGATATTGACGCTCTGCTGACAATCACGAAATTGATAAACGGTGGCACTAACGGCTATTCGGAGCGCAAGAAGTATTACGACAGGGCAAGGAGGGCGATACCATGAGAGGACTTGCATTGACGATGACCATTGCTCTCTGCATCATCTGCTTCATATCGGGCTACGACTACGCAAGCAAGCATTGCGCAAACGTGGTCACTCGGACTGACACCATCATAAAGCGAGACACCGTGACTGCCGTTCCCGATACGGTCTATAGGACTATAGAACTTGGCGAGAGGATTGTCAGGGTGGCGGTGCATGATACATTGCATAGGATAGACACCGTGACTGTCTCCCTGCCGTTCGTCCAGAAGCAATACAAGGATAGCAGTTATAGTGCCTGGGTTAGCGGATATGAGCCTTCTCTGGACTCCATCAAGATATTCCCCAAGACCATTATTGTCAGAGAGAGCAAGGTGGAGAGGAAGAAGGACAGACGATGGGGAGTGTATGGCGGTATCGGAATCGGTGTGAGCGATAGGGTGACTCCTTGCGTGGGAGTAGGAATAGGATATAGAATATTATAACTATGGAGAGATTGGAGATTATCGGAACGGTGATAGCATCTGTGCTGACAGCATTCGGTGGTTGGGAAGCGATTAAGTATTTCTTGAACAAGGACACGAACAAGCGCATTGCGGAAACGGAAGCGGACAGTGCGGAGTTTACCTTGCTTCGTGATACTACCAACTTCCTGCAGGAGCAACTGCAAAATAAGGAACACCGCTTTGCCGAGCAGACAGAACTTGTTCGCAAGTTGAACACTGAGAAGTTTGATTTGCTTCAGGAGAATGCGCAGTTGAAACTGGAATTGCAGAGATATAAATGCGTGATAAAGGGTTGCGGCAAGCGTGATCCGCAGAACGGATATTGAAAAAGGCAGACCAGCATCACTGCTAATCTGCCCTTGAAACCAAATTCACCTTTGTTTGTTTAATCATAACCGTTATATAAGTAATGCAAAATTACAATAAAAAATCGGATTTTGCAAGGATAATTGCCCAAAAATCAGTACCTTTGCATTCGAAAACCAAAATCTCAGAAACTATGACGCAAGAACAAGAGGAACAGTTGGTGAGACTGCTAAAGGGTCTCGACATTAGCGATGTGCTGAAAGTCGCATCTAATCATGGCAACCGATACAACAGAAGAATTTTGAAGTTCTTCCGCTGGTTCTGCAAGTGGGTACCTGTGTTCATAATGTGCGTACATACGTATGGTATGCTGGAGTTCGCTCACCACCCGAGAGAAATGATTATACCTATCAGGGGAAACACTGCTTGCTATATGTTCATTTATCTCATGGTGTATATAATGCCGATGATAATAATACTGGCAAGCAGGTTCTTCTTCCTATGCTGGAAATACCGCATTCCGTTTCTCTATTACTTCGGTGTCAACGCTATACACATCGTCCACGGCAGTATATTCACGACCAACAGCATGATAATGAGCCACTACGCTCTGTTTGTGATGACGGCAGTGATATATGTGTATGCGTACAGCGATATTTTCCTGAACACTTGTATCGGACGCAAATTCTTTAAGTGATGAAAGAACTGAATTACGAAATACTCGGTTGGGCTTTGAAAGCCCTCTCGGAGAAGTGCTTTGAAGCGGCTGAACAGCAGAAACAGGGTGAATCTGTAACCGCTTGCGGAATGGACGATGACGACCTCGACAGGCTATGTGAGATTATCCCCGAAATGATGAACCCGATGTTGACATTCGGGCAAGTAAAGAAGGAGACTCGACTGAGCGAAGCTACACTCAGAAGAGCCATCCAAGACGGAGAACTTGAAGCTGAGAGTTCGGCAGGAGACAAGAACAAGTTCTTCAAGAAGTGGAAAGTTAGAGAGTTTATAAAGAGAAAATTGCATAAATAGTTTTCATTTTGTTTAGTTATTAGATAGTTAAAGTTAGTATTGTAGTAGTATTATTAAGGTTAAAAAGTATTGTTAGGGTAATCAGTCGCTTGCGAAAGTGGCTGATTTTTTTTGTGCGTACAGAAAACTTGATATGGTTTCCTATCACGTTAAAACACTGATGCTCAATGGATAGAAGAAAACTTGATAGTTATAATGATGATATTGTGAAAGATTATTACCTTTGCTGGCGTAATGCGTTACAATGTGTTAGTTAATATCAATATTCACAATCTAATTATAAGAATATGGAAAGCAAAACTTATGTATTCAATCCAGAAGGAGGTACGAGCAATTCAGGAACAGGCGGTGTCCTTGCCATGCTCCCTGCCCTCATGCAGAGACAAGGTGTTGACCCTGCTCTCGTAGCGTTGCTGAACAACAAGGGAAACGGTAACGGCTGGGGTAATGACATCTTTGCCATTCTCCTTCTCTTCATCCTCATGGGCAACGGCAACGGATTTGGCTTCGGTGGCAATCGTGGCATGTGCGCTAACGGACAGGGTGGAGTAATGCCAATTCTGAACAACGACGCTAATACTGCTGTTATCATGCAGGCTGTTCAGCGTAACGGCTACGATGTCCAGAGCCTGGCTACTGCCCTCAACACATCCAGCGATGCGGTAATGGCTGCAATCAACGGTCTTGGTCAGCAGATTTGTAGTCTCGGCAACCAGATGGGCATGAACACCAACCAGATTATCACCGCTCTGATGCAGGGCAACAATGCTATCGCTACTCAGTTGGCAGAATGTTGCTGTAAGACGAACAATTCCATCACTGCGATGGATGGCAATATCAAGTTGTCTATCTGCCAGCAGACTCATGCCATCAATGACACTGCGAACTCCAATGCCCTCATGCTTCGTGATGCAAACCAAAACAACACGAATGCAATCATGGCGAAGCTCGACCAGATGCAGACACAGACCCTGCAGGACAAGATTGACGCACTGCGTGAGAAGAACAGCCAACAGGCGGTAATTATCAACAACGGACAGCAGAGTGCGATGTTCTCTCAGATGATTACTCAGGCAACCGCTCCGATTGGTGCTGCTGTTCAGAGTCTGCAGAGCGAGATAGCCGGTATCAAGTGCAAATTGCCTGATACGACAACCGTCCAGTATAGTCCAGTAGTGGGAGTGCCTTCTTGTGTAGCATGGCAGGCAGGATTGTCAAATCCGCTTGCGAATGGTGGCTTCTGGGGCTAAGAAAGGAGGTCATTATGTGGATAAGACCATTCTCATGGGTGAATAGACACGGCTCAGCGGCTATAGGCAGTACAGGAGTGAATGTGAATGCGGACAACGTGACGTTCACGTTCAAGAACCACGCATTCCTCAATGCCAATTACCGTGGCACGGTCTTCGTGAACCTGATGCAATCAATCCCGGCTGGAACGACAGGAACACTGCCAGTGCTGTTTGAAACAAACGGTGCGACGCAAGCCGTGACGAAGTTCAACGGTGCTCCATTGACGGTGGCAGACGTGGCAGGAACGGGAGTCTATCAGTTGTGGTTCGAGCGTGACACGAACACCCTACAGTTAATGACAGGTATTGTATAACAATAAACGGAATAGAGCTATGTTCAGCGGACTAAGACAGAACAGCATCATCTACGTGCTGGAGAAGAAGCAGGGTGATGGAGAGAGATTGAGTCTGAGGATAGGACAGGTATTGTCTGTCAGCAATCCTCAGCCGAAGTATCAACCGAATTATCAGTTGGGAGCGCAGGGAATGGAGACCACCGTGGATATAACGGTCAAGTTCCAGGACGAGCAGATGGAGTTCAAACAACTGCCATCCACCGCCCAGATAGCTAACTGCGGAGACCTTGTGCTATCAGAAAGCCACGATGCAATAGATGCGGAGGTGCAAGCTATGTATCGCACATCTAAGGAGATTGTGGAGAGCGAAGCATACCACCGTCAGATGATGGAGGACTGCATCAAGATACGCTCCATCCTCAATCCTCAGATAGCTAAGGAGAGGGAGCAAGCAGAGAAGATAACCAAACTGGAGAGCAAGGTTTCTATCATGGAGGACACGCTGTCAGACATCAAGGGGATGCTGAGCAAGGCTCTTTCCGTGAAATCAGCAAACAAGTAGAGCATTATGGGATACATGATAGAAATAACAGAAAGCAAGTTCGATGAATTATCGGAGAACGTGGAGAAGATGTTGAGATATGGCGGTAAGGTCATGTCCTGCATAGATGGAATGAGACGTGAGCGCATGGGCGAGCGTATGCCAATGCCCGACTACCGTGACGACTGGCGCAACGAGCGTGAAGAGCGTGACTGGCGAGACAGTGAACGCTATGGCGAGAGACGTTATGATGGTCGTGGTGGCAGAGGTCGCTACTAAGTAATAACAAGGGTGGCAACAGAAATGCTGTCACCCACTAAAACAATATCACTATGAGACGATGCAGATTACCATTAGACCTTTACGACATGAAGCCGGAAGGCATGATTGCCTATCTTCGCTACAACGGCTGGCACTTCAACAAGAAGGCTTGCGAGTGGGCAGTAAAGCAGATGTGGAAGTACAATTCCGTCACCAAGCGTGACGAGAGGATAGAGTACATCGACAAGGAGAAGGTCGAAGAAATGCTATCAAAGCACAATGTAACCTTAGAAAACAATGCTGGCTATGACCACGTGTATGTGGCTAACATGGCGAGGGCGGACTACTACAAGTCCTCAATCGAGGACGAAGCGCACCTGTCTCTCTTCATCAAAGATATGGTGGACGACTCAGACCAGAAGGATGGCTTCATCTTTAATAGGTTCTATGCCGACATGACCCACAATGGAATAGGCATACCGTGGGATGAGATACTATAACGAGTCTATGACGAGTCAGGAAATATACATAGAGAAATACGGCTGGAATATCAGGATATTCTATGACGTATGCAGGAGGGATGCGGATTACATCTGTGGCTCGCTTGTGCAGATGGGATGCACAGGCAAGGCAGTCAAGGATGCGAGAGAGCATTTCCTCAGAGGAGGTGAGAATACGGGTCTCACGTACTCCAATATGGCAGTGAGAGAGAGCATCGTGGCAATCGGCAGGGCAACATCCTGCAAGGAGTTGGTCAACACTATTGCCCACGAACTATTCCATGTCGTTACGCATATATGCGAGACGGACGGAATAGATATGAAATCAGAGGAGCCGTGCTATATGATGGGATGGCTATTCCAATCTATAATCAACTAAACAAAAACAATTATGAAGAAAGTAACAATCACTCCAGAGATTAAGCAGGCATTGTTGAACAGCCTTAGCAACTTACAGGCATTAGTAGTATTGCTGTGTACCGAAGGTGAGGACGACGACGTGAAACAATGTTAAATTATAAGCAACATTATTGCAATGTCGAATATTTTTTTTACCTTTGCACCGAACAAACCATAATGGTATGTTTTAAGAGTTTTGGAGTGTCGGGTGATGCCGGCACTCCTTTTTTTGCGTTTCGAGCGTCGATAATGTAGGACGCAACAAGTTACACAACCATTGTATTGTTATTGCGCTCTCGTTGTTTTTTGAGAAAAATAACTATCAACCCCCACCGAGAACATAGTCTAACACCTTCCTGTTAGCCTCGTCCACCTTCTGCTGGTCGAAGTCAATGTATATATCCGTCACCGTCTTACCTCCGTGTCCTAATGCAGCCGCTATAGTATCCTTCGGAATGTCGAGCCTTGAAGCATACGTCGCCCATGAGTGACGAGCTGTGTACGTAGTAATTCCCGGGAAGAGCGGTTCAATCTGGTACTTGCCTCCACGTCCGTCTATCTTAGTCCATCTGCCGATATGTTGCAGTGCGTAGTTCATCTGGCTGGCATATTGCTTGTAGTCCTTTCTCCTATCCATAATCCTCAGGAGGTACTTGTCACCTGCATACCGCCTAATTATCCTATCAGCCTCCGGCTCGACCTTGATGTCGTAGAAGCGGTTGGTCTTGGCGCGATGATAAGTTATGCGTCCATTGCGATAATCGGACTTCTTGAGGTGCAGGAGGTCAACGACATTGATACCAATCAGACATAGCATCAACTTGAACATATCAAGATACTCACGCTGTTGTCCGTGCAGTTCTTGCCAGCCTAATAGCAGTCTCATATCTTCCACCGATATATTGCGCTTGGGCGTCTCCTCGTTCTTGATGTGGAACTTGCGGAAGGGGTAATTGCTCGTCAGCTCGTCCGTAATGGCATCGTTGAAGATTGCGCGGATGTTGCGCAGATGGATATTTCTCGCATTGCGTGACAATCCTTCACGGTCCATAAGGCTGTCAAAGCGTCTCAGCCAGTCCGGGGTAATGTCCTCGAACGTCAGACGGTCAGCACCACGGATGAGCTTCTTGATCTTGTTGAAGGTCGCCCTGTATATCTCCAGCGTGCGTTCCGCCTTTCTTCTTGCCATCGCTCTCTCATAATATTCAAGGAACGTGCACTCGCGTGCGCACGAGGGATCGAGAGCGTTGACCAATGCATTCTTCAGGGAGGACGCATCCATAGAGCGTACTCGCCCACTCTCTATGAGTTTGTATAGCACGGTCTGATAAGCCATAAGTCTCTGGGTTGCGAAGGTCATCAGCACAACCTTCTGCGGATGCTTAACAATCTTTAACTTGTTGGCATCCCATTGCTCCTCCAATAATTCGATTCCGATATTGATGAATGCAGACCTTCCGCGATGGTTGACAGCCACTCTCAGAGGGTAGCAACCGCTCTTATACTTATACCGCTTGTCGAGGAATAGTTTCAATGTTGCCATTTTGCATGTTTTTTGCAGTTGATTTGGCGTGAAATAACGCCAAAAGATACCGAATAATACTAATCACGATTTAGGCTCTAACGGTGTATCTTATTGATAATCATCGCCTATTAGATTCGTCGGGGTGAGCAGACTCGAACTGCCGACCACACGCCCCCCAGACATATAGTCCATATAATCTAATAACCAGTATATCAAATCTTTAGCTGTAAAATAGTACGATTATTGCGTACTATTCACAGTTATTTCATATTTTTTTGAACTTCATGCCCTGCCTTGCATAGGCTTCCGTGAAGCGTCTATTGATGTCGTCACGTCGTTTCTGGTCAAGGGCAGACCATCGCGCTACTGTCGCTTCATCCCAGTCGCTCTTGCCGTTTGCGAGCAACAGGGCTTCCGCATCCGTCATGTACGGCAGATAGCGTTCGAATGCCTTGATGGTGTTGTAACGCTTGCCGAAGTTTGGCTCTGTAATGTTGAGCATATTACCGTCACCGAAAATGAGCCATCGTGCATTCAAGTCTTGATATGCACGCAGAATATCCTCCACCGCTGTTAGTCCTATCGACTTCCCGGCAAGGACGTTGGTCAGCCTTTGTTTTGACCATCCTACCTGTCGTGCGAACAGCACCCTGCTACCACCTGTCTTGTTCTCTATCAGCTCAGCCACACGCAGAGCTATCGGGTTGATGTTTATCGTCTCCATATATATAATTATAGATTATTCTTAATAATGTCTATCAGTTGCTGATTCTGTGAGAGCAGCTGTCTGACCATGTCGTCGCTGGCTCCTGTCGTGGCGGTGTTTTCCGACCCTACCGCAGTAGCGGAATGGGCACTTTTGAATGATCCACCGCCACGGTCATAGTCATCTGGATAGAAGAAGGACATCTTGACGTTAAGGACTTCGCAGAGCTTCTCAAGGAAACCCGTCTTGATGTCCTTTACCATCAGCGATTTATTGAAATTCTGCTGCGACATTCCCATTTTCTCTGCAAGTTCAATCTGGGTCAGACCAGTCTTGTATAATATACTTTTTAGTTGTATTCCTGTCATGTTTATTTGTTTTATTTATATAAATATTTGTAAAATTATATTAAAAAACAACCATAAATTTGTTTTATAAAACTATTTATTATAATTTTGCATCAGCTTTACAAAAATATTTCCCAAAATCTTTTTGCAAAGGTAAATAAAAAAGTTTACAAAAATATTTCTTAAAACATTTTTAACATTATGGCAAATTACAGCAAAACAAAGCTCAGGAACATGGTTCCCACTGCTATCCAAGACGGTAGCGAATCCATCCGTGATAATACTATGGAACTTACAGAACGAGAAGGTTTTTGCGCAGAGGAATTCCCTCAACGCAAAGCGTTAGATAGAGGTATTGAAAACTTGACTACGGTTGAGTTAATATCGTTGATAATCGGCACTGGTACGGAGAAGAATGTGGAACAGGCTCGCCGAATCTACAATGCAATGAACGAGCGCGTATCTAACATTGCGAAATCAAGCGTAAAAGACTTGCAGACTGTAAAGGGTAACGGTCAAGCTAAAGCGATGGCTATTAAGGCATCTATAGAACTTGGCAAGCGTTGCTATTCCGAGAAGATGGGCGAAAGCCCTATCTTTGGCGATTCGGCAGTAATATATGAATATCTATATCCGACGATGAGTCTTCTAAATGTAGAAGAAGCTTACCTGCTTTTGCTGAATAATAGACTGAGACTGATTAAGCATATACGGCTAAGTCGTGGCGGTTTGACAGGAACAGCGATGGATGTCCGCATTATCATGAGAGAAGCAATATTAAACAATGCTACGGCATTGGTGGTCGCTCACAATCATCCGTCTGGAAGTCTCAAACCGAGCAGCAATGATGATGCCCTCACCGAGTCGATAAAATCAGCCTGTAAAACAATGCGTATTCATTTTGTTGACCATATCATTGTTACAGATGGAGGCTACTATTCCTACAACGATGAAGGAAAAATTTAATAACCAATTATAAAATAGTTTACTATGACAGAAGAAACAACAATGAGTCCATTCATGAAGCAGTTCAATGAACTCAAGACGAAGCATCCAGATGCCCTTCTGCTCTTCCGTGTAGGTGATTTCTATGAAGCCTACGACGAGGATGCAGTCAAGGCTGGCAAGATACTCGGTATCACGGTGACTCGCAAGTTCAACAGCAAGGATAAGGGAAGTGACGGTCACACGCTGAAATTGGCTGGCTTTCCGTACCATGCTCTCGACACCTATCTGCCCAAACTTATCCGTGCTGGTGTGCGTGTCGCTATCTGTGACCTTCTTGACAGCAAAGTCACGAAGGAATATCCTTCCGACGAGAAGGAAGCCAAGCCAGAGACTGACGAGACGAAGGTGCAGGAGAAAAGCAAGCCATCTGAGGACATTGAAACCTTGAAGGCTCAATACGAAGAGCGGATAGAAGGCATTCTTGCGGAATGCAAGGAACTCAAAGATGAATTAAAAGAGCAGGAAACTTACAATAACACAACAGTACGACGCATCATCAGCGAGTCCATCAAGGCACTCAAAGGCGAGATACCTCCCACCCTTGCTGGTTACTTCTACAGCTCACTCGGCAAGCTGGAGGTTATCAAGATTAAGAACAACCTGAGCTACAGGCTCACAACGGACGAAATCAACTACCTCATAGGAGAAGCATCCAAGTCGCAAAACAAACAAAACTAACAAATGGCTTACATTCAACTAACAGAACAATATGCTGATTATCTTGAAAACGAAGATAATTACGTGTTCACTCCCTGTATGTGGGAGATAAGCGATACCAGAAACGATGATGTCGAAGGGTATGAACTCACGGACGAGGGACTGGAACTCGCAGAACAGTGGATTGAAGACGATACTTTTGGCTATGACCTTTGTCATGGACGTGCCAAGGGACTTGCAGAACAGTATTCACAGTACGATATGTGGGAGCGACTAATTAAATACTATGTGATATAATGCACTTTTACGAATAACTCCGGGGGTGGGTTGGCGAACCGCAAGGCAAGCCACTGCGGACTCACCCCCTTCCTAAAACCACAACAAGACTATGAAGCAGAAGTTAATGAACCTTGAAGAGAGACTCTACCGGATGGAGAAGAAGATTGACGAAGCCCCATTGGAGAGAGTGGTGATAATCGCAATAGCCATTTTAGCCATCGTAGAGGCTTATCTCATCCTCTGATGGATAATTCCTCAATACGGGAGGGAAAATGCGTCAGAGGGGCGCAAAAACCACGTAAATGCCATAATTCGATGAATAAACCATAAAGGATGTTCGACTCATCGCCCTCCCACAAGAAAAAACAAGACAATAATAACCCTATAAACGCAATGTATATGACACAACTAATCAAGACCGAAGCAGAAAAGGCAAAGGAGAAGCGAGACGCCTTCATCATCAGCAATTATCTCCACCTCAGAGCGAACAGTCCTCATGCAAGCGACAACCGCATCTTTATCACCATAGCTGCAGGGGCGTCCATAACTGCAGTGACGGTAAGAAATGTACTACTCCGCAACAATATCATTCAACCAAAAGCACCCAGAAAATGATTAGAGCACAGGAACCAGATGTCTGCCGACGCGGACGCTACACCAAGGCGGAAGCCTGCCGTAAGCTGGGCGAGAAAGACAAGCCTATCACGGTGCAGACACTCAACCGCTGGATAGTGAGACTGGGCATCAGTCCGATACTCTCCATGTCGCAAACAAGAGCCTACATCACCGGTGCGGACATCATTCGCATCTGGCGATACAGTTAATAATAACCCTTAAACTACCAAAACAATGGAACAACAGAACATTATTACAGTGAGTGGCGCAGAAAGCCTTGCCGCCATCAATCGTTCAGAAATCGACATGCAGGTAGCCACTGCCAAGGCTTACCCTCGTGACGTACACAAGGTAATCAACGAGATTACGACCTACGCAACCATGGACCAGGAGACAGCAGTGGACTGCTTCTACAAGCTCAAGCGTGGGCAGACGGAGATAGAAGGTTTGTCAGTGCGACTTGCAGAGATATTCGCTGGGGCGTGGGGAAACCTCCGCGCACAGGCAAGAATAATCGCCAACGACGGCAAGTTCATCACCGCGCAAGGCGTCTGCTATGACGTGGAAAAGAACGTGGCTGTGTCCGTGGAGGTGCAACGTCGCATAACGGACAAGTACGGCAAGACCTTCAACGACGATATGCAGACCGTGACAGGCAATGCAGCGTGCGCCATCGCCTTCCGCAACGCAGTCTTCAAGGTAATCCCGAAAGCAGTCACCAAGAACGCAATCGAGAGAATCAAGCAGGTGGCGTTGGGCAAGGCAACAGACCTTTCCTCCAACCGTGCTAAGGCTCTCAAGTGGTACAACCAGAGCGGTGTCACAACCGACGACCTGCTGGAGTACCTGGAAGTCGGCAGTATCGAGGATATAGACGCAGAGAAGACATTCTCGCTACAGGCTATGGCGAATGCAATCTATAATGGCGAGACGAGCATCGAGGACGCAATCCTCACACCGCTCAAGGAGCGTCGCAAGGAAGCTCTTGCAAAGAAGGAAGCAAACACGAACAAGGACATCGTAGCTAAAGCTATGGCAAAGCAGTAATGACAATGACAAAGGTTATACATTATCCCAACAGAGCACAATGGCTTGAGGGACGCAAAATGGGCATCGGTGCAAGTGAGGTACCAACCATCATCGGAGTCAACCCATTCCAGACACCGCTCCAGCTCTGGAGACGCAAGAAGGAGATAGACCCACCTGTGGAGGAGAACTTCGCCATGAGGGCTGGTCACTACCTCGAAGATGCAGTAGCGCAGTTCTTCGCACATGAGACCGGAGCACACATCATTCAGGCGAGTGCCGACGACTTCGTAATCATCGACGAGCATAAGCCGTTCCTACGTGTCAGCCCAGACCGCACATACTGGAAACAGGGCGAGACGCATTCGGAGCGTAACAAGTGCATCCTTGAATGCAAGACTACCCAGATGGAGATAGACGAGGATGACCTGCCTATGCACTGGTTCTGTCAGTTACAGATGAACCTCGGTGTTTCCGGCTACAAGCGTGGCGCACTCGCCTGGCTCACGATGGGCAGGAATTTCGGCTACAAGTTCGTGGACTTCGACCCACAGCTCTATGAATGGATGGTCGCTCAGACTACCCACTTCTGGGAGTACAACATACTGCAGGATGTCGAACCGGACATTACGGAGGTAGCGGACACGCTGCTCAAGTACCCTCTGCACACGGCAGGCAAGACAATCGAAGCCGACAGCGCACTGGTTGACACCCTGCGCAAACTCAAGGAAATCAAGGAAGAAATCTCCACCCTCACCTCCAGCAAGGAGAAACTTGAAGCTGACATCAAGATGGCGATGAACGATGCAGAAGCTATTGTCAAGGACGGCAAGACGCTCTGCACATGGAAAGCTCCCAAGCAACGTCAGAAGTTCAACGAGAAGCGATTAAAGGCGGAGAAAGAGAATATGTGGAAGAAATATTGTGAGACATACCAAGGTTCAAGAACATTCTTAGTCAAGTAATCAGTAAATGGAAAAGCAAGGAAAGATAATAGCCCTCATGCCGGAACGCTCCGGTGTATCAGCCAGGGGCAAAGAATGGGCAAGTCAGGACTTCGTACTGCAGGAGTACGACCAGCAATACCCGAGACATATATGCTTCTCGGTGTTCGGCAGGGAACGCCTTGACAAGTTCAATCTGCAGGTGGGCGCGGACGTAACTGTAGCCTTCGACATCAATGCCCGAGAGTACAATGGACGCTGGTACAACGACCTACAGGCGTACGACGTGAGACCACTACAGGCTACAGCACAACCAATGCCAGCGCAACCCCAGCAACAGCAGAACGTGCAGAACACCCTGTTCGGTGACACAGCGGACGCACCGCAGGAGAACGACGACCTACCATTCTAACGCAATAATATAAACCCAGTACGATGTATCAGTTAAGAGATTACCAGAGAGAGGCTGTTGACAGAGGCGTGGAGCATCTGAAGACCGGCAAGGACAACGGACTTATGGTCCTGCCTACAGGTTCGGGCAAGTCCCTCGTCATAGCCAGCATAGCCTACCGCCTTGATGCTCCAGTCCTCGTTCTTCAGCCCTCGCCGGAAATCCTTGTGCAGAACTACGAGAAGATGCGGAGCTACGGTGTCGAGTGTTCAATATTCAGCGCATCAGTAGGCGTGAAGAAGATAAGCCGGATCACCTTCGCCATGATTGGGTCTATCAAGGCTCAGTCGCTCCGCTTCTACCGTTTCCGGTACTTGATTATCGATGAGTGCCACTACGTGAACCCAGATGGCGGTATGTACAGCAACTTCATCCGTGCCAGCCGTTGCAAGGTGCTCGGTCTTACGGCTACACCTTACAGGCTGTTCAGTTCACGCATCTATGGCTCGATGTTGCGATTCCTGACGAGAATGAAGCCTAATATCTTCTCTCAGCTCGTTTACATGGTGCAGGTCAGCGAACTCTCACGTCGTGGCTATCTGTCACCCCTCAACTACTACGACGTGCCTGTCATTGAACCAAGGCTGTTGACACCGACACGCACAGGTGAGGAATACACGGAGCAGAGCGTGCGGATGGCTTATGCCAACTGCCAGTATGCCGATGCACTTGCCAACATCATACAGAAGCTGATGATAGCCGGGCGACGGCACATCCTCGTCTTTACCCGGTTCGTGGAGGAAGCGGAAAACCTTGTCAAGCGGTTCGGCAGTCAGGCGGCTGTAGTGACAGGTGGATGCTCGGACGACGTAAGGCGTACCACTTTGGAAGCCTTCAAGAGTGGCAAGATAAGCGTTGTCGCCAACGTCGGAGTGCTGACCACAGGCTTTGACTTCCCGGCATTGGATTGCGTTGTCCTCGCACGCCCTACACGCTCGCTGAGTCTGTATTACCAGATGGTCGGCAGGGCGATACGCCCATACAAAGGCAAGACCGGATGGGTGGTTGACCTGTGCGGAACATTCAGACGCTTCGGCAGGGTGGACGAACTGGAGATAAGAGAGCTACGACCATATCAGTACGCAGTATTTTCTGGCACTGAGCAGTTAACTAATGTTTATTTCGATTAGCTTATGGAAGACAAACAACGTGAATCGTTCCTGTTCTACCGTGACTGGTGGGAGTCTCTGAGGGACAACGATGCAATCAGATATGAGGTCTATGACGCAATCATGGCGAAGGTGTTCGACAACATCGAGCCAGAAGTGTCCTCGATGGCTAATATGGCGCTCAAATTCATTCTCCCTGTCATCGGTCGTGATAATGACAAGTACAATGATGTGCGAGAGAAGCGCAAGGCGGCAGTAGCTAAGCGGTGGGAACAATATAAAAAAATGCAAAATGAAGAAAATAATACAAAAGATACAAATGAATACAAGTGCATACAAAAGATACAAACGAATACAAGTGCAACTGATAATGTTAATGTTAATGTAAATGAGAATGTTAATGTAAATGAGAATGGGTCTCTAATAAATAGAGACAACAAGAATAAAGAAAAAACCCCTAAAGGGGTAAAAAAAGAAAAAGAAGTTGCAGCGTCCGCTGCCACGCCCGAGGACGAGTTGGAGAAGAGGGCTGAGGTCTTTTTTAATACGCTTGTGCCGTATGTCTCGATGTATGGCAAGGATATGATAAGACAGTTCTATGATTACTGGACTGAACCAAACAAGTCAAGGACGAAGATGCGCTACGAGCTGGAACGGACGTGGGACACCAAGCGCAGGCTCAACACCTGGGCATCACGTGAAAATATTAACAGAAGGAGAACAAATTATGACACCAATCCAGAACAAGCAAGACAACAACGAGAGCAAGACGCGCTCAACATCATGCGTCGCCTTGCAGCGGAAGATGACGCTGACGAACAAGTACGGTAGCCGTAACGAGTTCCTGCAGAGGTTCAATCCCTTCTACCTTCTCCGCATGAACGACAGAGAGAAGGAATGCTATCTTGGCGACTACCCCACCGTCGGAAGCCTGACAGCATACGGCAAGAACTTTCCCTCAATGTGGCTGATACCGCACTTGACGAATCTGTCTGAATACTGCGGAGTCAAGGAGAAACTGACCGCAGGCATCCTCGAAGAGACGGCATGCATCCTTGCGGACATGTGTCGCAATCTCAAGATCACAGAAGTGATGCTATACTTCTACCGCTTCAAGCAGAATCGCTACGGCAAGTTCTATGGTATCGTGGACCCTTTGATTATCACCGGAGAACTCGACACCTTCCTCAAGGAGCGCAACGATGAACTGTACCGCCTGGAGCAGAAGCGGACGCAGGAAAGGAACAGTTGCAAACATTATGACAACTGGGAAGAGTTCTGCGAACGACACAGAAGACAGAAGACAGAAGACAGAAGAACATAAACTAATATATCACTATGCCGAACTACGAACAATACATAACAGACGAACAGAGAATTGCAATCGCCAGCAAGCGCAACGGTTCTGCACCTGATTGGTATATCGTTGACGAGTGGGCGGAGCAAGCGAAAACATCTAAGGCGAAGGAGATACTTCGCAACATAGCAACAAGATTGTTTCACCTCGAAGAATATGCTACATATGGAGAACTATAAGACAACAGTCAAGCCGTCGGGCAACCTCGTGACCACCAAGTTAGACTCGGACAGGCTTATCAAGGACTTCCCCAACATCGTCTCCAAGATACGACAGGCAATGGCTATCCCTAATCAGGCAGCTTATCTCTCTATGATGGATGCTTACGACCAAATAAAGCGCACGAAGTATTTCAAGGGGGCAGTCAAGAAGGAACTCAACCTCGCAGTCGAAGCCTACCGCAAGTTCGAACAGGCACTGCACTACGGCACATGGAACAACAGGGACTTCTTCGACCCTGCACCGCCAACAGCAGAGGAAACAGCGAAAGGCTACAAGATGGTGACAAGGGACGATGTCTGGAACTTCTATGAGCTTATAGGGGCGATGGCATACAAGCGTTACCACCAGCCCATCGAAATGTTGCGCATGCAGGTACTACAGTGCTTCACGAGAGAGCAACTGGAATATCGCGAGGAACTGTCCCACATCTGCACCGCTAACTGCATAATAGAGTATTCTACGTGCATATTCGACAGGCTCATGAACGAGTATAAGCGGTCTTATGGAGCAGACCTGACGCATATATTCAGCACATTCCGCATGACAGCTGTGACTCATCACTTCAAGAAGGCATCATATCTCCTCGGCAAGATTTCAACATCACAAAACAGGAACATCAACCTCAACGACGAGAAGAACGTCAGATTAGCATTCGAGGTGCTTGAGACGCAGATGATGAGAGACCTTGTCAATTCCAAGTCAGCAATCGAAGCTGCGCTGGAAGAGCCAGACTTATTTTCACCAGAACAGATAAAACAATTCAAGAAGCTATATGACAACATCAAAAACAAGTAAGCAACTCAGAGGATTGCGCCTTATCTACTACAAGACAGTGACAGCATTCCGCAGATCAGTAGCCTTGCATCTTGCAAGGGAAAGGCGTGAGAACATAAAGAGAATAATCCGTGTAGTAATAATATCATTCAGCGAAGCGACGGGCAAGACGACAGCGCAGATACGCTTCCGCAATATCATCCTCAGCGAACTTGATACGCTTGAAGGTGTTGACGGTAAACTTGAACGCCTTCGCTGGCTTAACAGACATGCAATATGATACTACCACCATCATTCACCATCCGCAAGACTGGCAACCTATACCAGTTGCGACACAAGGACTTCGGAACTGTATTCCAGAGTCATAACCGCAAAGAGTGCGAAAACTATGTCTGGAATTGTCCTTCATCTATCTATACGATGGAACTGCCAGACAACGGCTGTTATCATGAATGCGTCTGTCCTCGCAAGTTCGGGAAATTGACAAAACGACCATAAACTTAATTAAAAACTAAAAAAACAGAAAACTATGAATTATCCAATCGGTAAGAGAGTTATTGTTCGCACGAATCGTGCAGGAGTGTTCTTTGCTACATTGTCTGAGTTTGACGCTCAGACACGCATAGCTGAGTTGAAAGACTGTCGTCGTATTCACTACTGGGAAGGTGCATGTTCGCTTTCTCAGTTAGCCGAAGAAGGTACGAAGAAACCAGACAGTTGCCGATTCTCAATGTATGTACCTGTCATGCAGGTAATGGAGACAATAGAGATTATTCCTTGCTCCGACAAGGCTATCAAAATCATTGAAGGAGTGAAGATATGGAAGAAGTAATCAAGCAATTCCTTGCCGTAAGCTATGGCTATGGCTATAGCTCTGGCAATGACTATGGCTATGGCGATGGCTATGGCTATGGCTATGGCTCTGGCGATGGCTCTGGCGATGGCAATGGCTATGACTATGGCAATGGCTATGGCGATGGCAATGGCTATGGCAATGGCTATGGCGATGGCTATGGCAATGGCTATGGCGATGGCAATGACTATGGCGATGGCAATGGCTATGGCGATGGCTATGGCTATGGCTATGGCTCTGGCGATGGCATAAAGTCTTACAATGGACATGAAGTCTATATAATAGACGATATGCAGACTATTATCCATTCAGTACACGGCAATATAGCAAGAGGAGCAGCTATCAACAGCGATTTGACCCTCGCAGACTGCTACATTGCCAAGTATGAAGATTACTTCGCACATGGAGAGACAGCTAAACAGGCAATGGCTGATGCACAAAGCAAAGCGTATCAAAACAAGCCTATCGAGGAGCGTATTGACTATGTAATAGAGAAATACCCAGACGTGGACGTACCCATCGAGCACTCGGCTCTCTTCTCGCTCCATAACTTCCTCACAGGTTCGTGCCTCTTCGGACGTCAGGAGTTCGCAAAATCTCATGCTATCGACCCTAAACACGGCTCTATGACAATGAGGGATTTCATTAACTTAACCAAGGGTGCTTATGGCGGAGACAATATCCGTCAACTGGCAGACGCATACGGAATTAAATGTTAACAATGAAAAGAACAATCAAATTCAAAGCGCGTCGAATTGATGGTGAAAAATGGGCATACGGATATTTCTATGAAGAGAATGATAATTCTTACATCATTGAGAATCGGCAGGAGGAAAGTATGCTGAATAGAAATCCGTGTTATCAGGTTGACCCCGATACCGTCTGCCAGTTTACCGGACTCTATGACAAGAACGGTATGGAGATATATGAGGGCGACGTGTTGCGGTCGGACGAATATCCTTTTAGCTTCATAAACGAGCAGAGAAAGTATCTTGATTTGCGTTTCGGCAGTATTGTATGGGATGAAGACAAGTGTAAGTTTTCCATGCTTTGCCACACAAACAAAAAACATGAACTAAGGGTTGACAAGTATTTTGAAGGAGCTAATTTCGACATCAAACAGTTATGGTGTAGCAAATATGAAGTGGTAGGTAACGTCTATGAAACTGAATGGCAACAGTTTTTTACTAAAAAAGAATAGTTCTATGAAGATAATATACAGAATACTCACGCTATTCATCCTCATCTTCGGAGGTACATTTTTCTTTATATTCGGTATTGTAATTCCATTCTTACACTACATGGCAATATGCCCTGTTACATATCTGCTGACAGGCAAGTGGTTAACAGCAGACTATATAGATAAATTATTAGACTCTTATATTGAATTTTGTAAAAATACAGAAAAGAAAGGAGATTATGACTAAGCAAGAAGTCATACGGCAGTCGAGTAACTAACCATCTTGTAAAGAGTATAAAATCGAAAGTGAGGAGTATGCGATATGAAAGAAGAAATAGCAAGACTAATCGAATTTGAGGAGGAGCAGAAAAAACTTCTTTTCGCATGTCTTTACAGCCTTATCAACCGCAAGGAAGTGCAAGAACTGAAAACAGACGACCTTGCAACCTTCTGTGAACTACTTGCATTCTATGAAGAGGTAAAGAGGTATTATGATGAAGTCAAGAAGATTGCCACAAGGCTCGGAATGTCAGACTAATATTAAAACAGAGTATGAAGAAAATTATGTTCAATGACAAGTACGGCTTAACACAAGCCGTGCTTGCAAAGAGAAAGACGCAGACAAGGCGTATAATTCCTTCTGCCGACCCTTATAATAGGCGGTATGAAGGTACATTGAAGGTGCGAAACAAATTAGGGCAAATCGGACTTCTTGCATTGTTTAACGATGTAAGGATTTTTCCAGCCTACTACATTGGCGAAGAGGTGGCAATATCACAATCGTACAGAGACATCTTAGAGAAATCCCCTAAGGCAAATGAACTCAAAGAACTTCCAGGCTATCGGAACAAGATGTTTGTCCGTGCAGACCTTATGCCACACCACATTCGCATTACTGACATCCGTGTCGAACGCTTGCAGGATATATCGGACAAGGATTGTCTTGCGGAGGGAATATATAGATTGAAGAACATCGCTACTAACGGATGGAAATATAGTTACCGCTCTATATGGCGAGATTTGGATATTAGGGATTTATTCACTACCCCTAAGTCCGCCTACGCTGCTCTTATCGACAAGGTTTGTGGCAAAGGAACATGGGATGCCAACACCTACGTGTTCGTCTATGAGTTTGAATTGAATGATTAACTACGACTTCTACCAATATCCTCGCGGCAACAACGACGGAGGTCGATTAGGTACAGATGTTTGCCCGACCATCACTACATGCTCATTTCCGCAAAATGTATTTCTGATTGAAGAATATGAATAAATAGAACAAGCAACAACAATGATTACAAAACTCAACTTCACCGACCGCACCATCAAGAGCTATGCAATCCGCAAGCTCACGCCCAAGGAGTGTTTTCGTCTGATGGGCGTTCGCGACAACGTAATTGACACGATGCAGAGCAGCAATGCCCAGGCAGCCTACCGTCTGCCCGATTGGAAGGGCAAGGGCAAACCCGAAGACATGGCTATTTCTGCCTCACAGCAGTACAAACAAGCCGGAAACAGCATCGTGGTGGACGTGCTTGAAAATATTTTCGAGAACCTTTTCTATCCTTCAAAAGATAATATTATCAGAGAAGAGGATGGCATAACCTATAAAGTGCAGGACAATGGACAAATCTCATTCTTCTAAGCCTATCCCCGATTTCCCCGGATATGCAGTTACGAGCGATGGTAGGATAATGAGCTTGCCTCGCAAGGTATGGAACGGCAAGGGATTTCTGACAACCAAAGAAAAGGAACTGCGAGGCAATGTCATCGGTAAGGGATATTTGCAAGTAACGCTTTACCGGAACAAGAAACGTGTGCAGAAACTTATTCACGTTCTTGTAGCAGAAGCGTTCATTCCGAATGAGAATCCTCATTTCGTGCAAGTAAACCACAAGGACGGCAATAAGCTCAACAATAGTGTAAGCAATCTTGAATGGTGTGACAATAGCCGCAATCAGCTTCACGCATGGAGTCATGGTCTGCAACCGCCATGCCGTGCCCAGCGCACTACAGGAGGCATACCTGTGGCAGAAATTGACAAAGACGGTAAGATAATCAAGAAATATTCTCATACCAGACATGCGGAGATTGAGATTTTCGGCGACTATAAGCGCAGAATATCATGCGCTCTTCGTCACGGAGGAACTGTTTACGGACATAAATTCATAAAGCTATGAGAGAAAAGAAAAAAGTTGTGACCTTATGTTCCGGCTATGACTCACAGTGCATGGCCTTGGACGAGTTGAAAAAGCGTCATCCCGATTTCGATTACGAACTGGTGGCATGGTCGGAAATAGACAAGTATGCCATCCAGATGCACAATCTTGTTTACCCCGAGTATGCCGACCGCAATCTGGGCGACATGACGAAGATAGACTGGCAACCGATTAAGGATAAATATGGAGAGATAGACCTGCTTACTTATTCCACTCCTTGCCAGAGCATTTCGCAGGCTGGCATGCAACATGGCTTTGCCGAAGGTAGCGGCACACGCTCTTCTATATTGTGGTCCACGGAAGAAGCCATCCGTGTGCTTCGCCCGAAATTTCTGTTGCAGGAAAACGTAAAGGCGATAATCAGCGGCCGACCCGACTTTTACAGAAAAGGCAAAGACGGAGAAATGACCGAAACCTTTTGGTCGCTCATTTGCAAATGGATGAAGAGAGTGGAATCATACGGATATACAAACACATGGAGCATTATAAACTCCAAGAACATGGGAGTGCCGCAAAATCGCGAACGCTTCTTTCTTCTCTCTCAGCGCGAGGATGTCGCCATTGATTACCAATGGCCCAAATCAAAGCCTCTCACCACCCGACTGGAGGACGTGCTCGAAGAGGAAGTGTCCGACCGCTATTTTCTAAAAGACGATGCCGTGAGCAAGTTCCTCAAGGCGAACGACTCCGACAATGCCCTATTCATGCAGTTTGATTTGCCACCGACACACGAGGCAGCAATGTTCTTGAAAACGTGGCTTACGCTATGGATGCAAGCAGCCGATGGTTGGAAAATGACATCTACAAGTCTTCAGCTCGCCCTTTATTCGGCAAAGCAAAAAATGGAGCTTTCTTATTCCGTGTTCACGAATAAGGGAGTGGCTGCGTTAGGCAATGAGTTTCAACGGTTGTTCAAGGAGAATATGGAGAGGAAGAAGGATGCGAACTGACAACCCACCCGACAGAATAATCCGTATCATAGCTGATATGATTGGGGGTGGTAGGTTGCTCACCTGCCCTGCCTCGATGTTCAGCGCAGAGCGTTTCAACGGAGTATTTCACGGCATAGCAATAACCATCATGTCGCGCACCGATTGCAGCGACGTATTCTTTGTAGCAGTAGAATTATGAACAACCCTCGCCCTTTCGTCCTCGGCTCCTACAGTCCCTCGCAGAACGGCATCATCGTGTCGCCACACGGCATAGCCCTGTGTATTGCCGGGGGAGGTAAGGGTCACGATGTGGATAAACCAAAAATATTGATAGAGTATGATTAACCATTCCGTCCTCGTCCACTACCGCACCGAGGAAGCCAAAGCCTTCCGTCGTGAGCATGGCGACCGGGGAGGGTGTAAATACAGCGATAAGTATCACCGCCCCAGTCCGTGGCCGTGGAGCAATTCGATAACAACAGTAACAAAAGACAACCTATTATGCGTAACTTTCATCTGATACACGAAGCCAGAACCGAACACGCCAAAGCCGTGCGTCGCTTAACAGGCACTAACAACTTCCGTGATAAGGAATGGCATCTGCGTCAAGGATGTCTGATGCAATGTATAGGTACGTTTCTCACTACAGACAATCTGATAGCAATGATATATGAATAACCAAATCCCTTTCGTGCAACGCACATCGCAGCTCTGCCCACGTCGGGGGTACTCCACCGCACTGTCCGCACGCTACGACGGATGGGCAGGACTCTACGACGAGCACGGACAGCACACCATTGTCTTGATAGAATATGACTGATAAGTATTACATCGGCTGGGTACGCAGTGGCAAGGACGGTAAGGGCCTCGTAAAGTACCGACCGCGCAAACGGATAGCCAATGCCGTGACGACAATGGTCGGAAGAGGTATTGCCGACCCTCGCGACGGACTCGGCAACACCACACCGCATATAGTATATAAATTTGAATAAGATATGAAACTAAGAATAATTCCAATGGAGGCCTATGACGGTTGCATCCCTGTGACCGTATATATGGTTCAGAAATATGTCGGAGGCTGTATCTTCGGCAAATGGGTAAACATCAAAGGATTTTCCGACAAAGAAAAGGCAGTGGCATTGATGTCGCTGTTGGATAATATGTAATAAAATTATAGAGACAATGAAAACAGAAGATAACAAGCCTGGCAATGACTGACACCACACGTACCCTCGTAGTCGGCATGATGCAGACACCACCCTACGACCGTATGTTTGAGCAGAGCCGCCGCGTGTATTCAGCAAAAGGAATATCGCCCACGCTGCATACGCAGGGGGGGGGTGGTCAAGAGATAAAGGTATTAGTAGAACTATAAAAAAATATTGAACATGAGAGAATTTGTGATAAAGGCATTACGAAACTACGGCTACCGCTTTCTTGGGAATCAGAGCGGTTGCTACACTTTTGGCAAACCGCTTGGCTACGGCATACTTAGTGCGGATGTACGCGAGGGTGAAAGTTCCAACAACTCAAATTAGACTTTAAGCCATGACACAAGAAGAAATTATAACGTCCGCTTGCGATGCCTACCGCGAAGGAAAACAAGACTTGGTAGGAGTTGTGATAGCAACACACTACCGAACTCTCGTACTCGTTGCAATCGAGCTGATGGATATGCTACGCAAAGAAAAAATCAGAACCGATTGCACTAACGAATATGTTGTATATAAACTTATACAAACGCTCAGAGAAAAAGCGAACACAATAAAACCAAACGTATATGAGTGACGTGATTATTGGTATAGACCCAGACATCGAGCGTGATGGTGTGGCGATTCTTCGCCCTGCTACCCAGTCTATCAGCGTACAGGCGACACCATTCGGCAAGACACTCTCCCTCTTGCAAACTGCATCAATTAACGCTATGACATCAGGAGAATCGCTGACGGTGATCATCGAAGCTGGCTGGGTGCACAAGAGTAATTATCATCTTCGGCTCAGCGACAGCAAGCCCGTGATCGCTCGCAAAGGTGTTGACCAAGGACGCAACCATCAGCGAGGTATCGACATTGCGGAATACTGCAAGTACAACAATATCCCTTACAGACTCCAAGCACCACTCCGCAAGATATGGAAGGGGCACGACCGCAAGATTACGCAAGCGGAGATAGAATCATTCATGGGCAAGCTCAGGACGACTGGCAAGGGAGGGAGAACCGCAATGCCCAACCAAGAAATGCGTGACGCTGCATTGCTCGCATGGACTGCCGCCAACCTCCCTATAAGGCTGTAGATATGCGGTAAATTGAAAGATTTACCGTGAAATTGTGTTAAATACGCACACAAATGTACGTATTTGTGATAAAAACGCTATCTTTGCACCAAAAGTGTAAATTTAGCGATTTATTATTATATGCAAGAAACAATCAAAACAATCAAGTTATCTCAGATTAAGGTCAACGCGGAGAATCCGCGCACAATTACAGGAGATAAGTTCCAGAAGCTGGTCAACTCCATTCTCGTATTCCCGAAGATGTTGGGCGTCCGCCCAATCGTAATCAACAAGCAATATAAGGCTCTCGGTGGCAATATGCGCACCAACGCCTTGAATTATATCAGTAAGTTCACTATCCAGCAAATCGAAGAGAGGTTGGCAGGACTTGCAGATTATCAGCGCATGACAGACGGAGAGAAGAGGGTGCTGACGAATCACTGGGAAGCGTGGCTGGGCAACCCTACTGTACTCGTCAATGTGGCGGAGAAGCTCAGTCCGAGCGAGCAACAGCAGTTCATCATCAAGGACAACGTCTCTTCTGGCAATTGGGACTTCGACAAGTTAGCTAATGCGTTCGACGAGAAGGACCTTGGCGACTGGGGTATGGACGTATGGCAGCCGATGGACTTCGGTGCGACTCCTGCGCCTACTACCGCTACATCGTCAACCGCTCAGGCTCCATCACCGTCATATCCGGCTGATAGCGAGGACGACGGTGGGCAGTTCGCTGGCGCACTACCACCAGAATTGCAGGGTGTTGACCTAACTCCTGCCGATTTACCCAAGATAGAAGGCTCTGACGAGACTGCGATGGAACGCATCATAATCGTGTACAGCAAGGAACAGCGTGACGTGCTCATGAACCTCCTTGGTATGACATCAATCGATAAGGTGGTGTACCGCCTGGACGAGATATTACCTTCGGAATAATGGGATATACAATGACATATCAGCAGTACATCGCATACCACAAGGGCGGTGATGCAGGTGTCGAGGAACGTATGATTGCCAGCCTTGCACGGCACTACTGTCTCAAGCCGTGGGATGCTTTCAGGTTGATATACTATTACTCCATGACATATCATATCCCGAGTGCGCTCGACATGCTTCTGCTGGGCGAGAGAGACATCAAGAAACTGCACTTCCGCACAGACCGTAGATATGTCAGATGCAATGGAGCTTACCCTCGCTTGCTCAGAGAACTGACGCAGGACAAGATGGCGATGCTTTCGAGTGTGCATACCACGCAAGAGGCATACGATGTTGTCCGGTCGTGGTACTTCTTCGGAAGATATGCAGCATTCCTATTCCTCGAAGTCTATATCCACGTTTTCCAGCCTGACTGGGTAGATAACATTCAGCTGGGTTGGGAAACGGACGAAAACTATACTAAAGGAGCTATCTTAGTGGCTCGGAGCAACGAAAGGAGCGAACTTGATAAGTTTATCAATAGAGCCAGAAAAGACACGCAGGACAACGCTTTTTCGCTTGAGACCAGTCTCTGTGCAGTCGAGAAGTTCCGCAAGGGTACACGATGGAACGGCTACTACACAGAGCGTATGCTTGAAGAGGCGAAGGGGTGTAAGTATGAGAATATTATATATCAATTAGCAGACTGATATGGCTACGATAATTATGATAACAGGCACTAATGCATCTGGCAAGACTACACTTTCTAAGGAACTTATCAGACGTTTCGGAGGTGTTGCGGAGGTGCGCAAGGACAGGACTATATGTGCAGATAGACGTGCTGTGTTCCTCGGGCGGTATGTCGAAGAGTCCAAGTATGGAGGTGTCGATGGGTTCAACGAAACAAGATGTCTTGCCGGGATAGCGCAAGATGCTATTGCCAATGGAGCGGAATACGTATTCTGCGAAGGTAGCTATCTCAACACCTTCGGTCTGAACTTACAGCGGTTGCTCTTCACGGCTCGTAAACAATTAGTGATATGCCTGTATGCTCCCTTGGCTGAAATAGACAGACGGATTCGACAGCGTAGTAATCTACGTATCAGACAGACAGTAGCCAAAAAACAAGAACTCAGTCTATCATCCGCAAGGAAGTGGCATGATATAGGTGTCCCGACTCAAGCGTTCAACAGCATGGAAACCCCTACGGAGAACATCGCAGACTTCATCATTCAATGGATTACCAAGTAAACGGATATAATGACAGCAAGGTCAAGGAAATATGCTACAACTGCAATTCCAAGACCGCCAAGGCATCATACAACTACTTCCGTCGCATTGCCTATGTCAGCGGTGGCAAGGTGTGGTGCAAGGTGTGGTGCAAAGGAGACAAGCCTGTAGCCTTCTTCTATGCTGTGCGGTGCAGAGATCACGTAAGACTGATAGAGATTGCGGTGCACAGAGACTATCAACGGCAGGGTATCGGCAGAATGGCACTCTATGACCTTCTGACAGCAATGAAGAGCGTAGGACTGAACACGCTGACATTCCGCACTCCAATGAATGAGGATGCGCAACACTTCTGGCTTAAAATTGGTGCATCTATCGTTGATGTTAAGGACAACGATTATGTAATGCAAATCAAAATCAAATAACTATGGCTTATTACCAATCACCAAGATGGACGGCAGAAATTGCAGACTGCTCAATGCCGATGACCTTCGACACATATTCTAATTGCTCCTTTGGATGCATGTACTGCTTCGCTCAGTACCAGAGAGGTGTCGGAGGTGGCAAGGACGATTATCTGCACAAGGTTGTCAACCCTGTCAATGTTGACAAGATCAAGCGCATGTTCACCGAGCCTGACAAGTACGCAGGACAATTCGCAACATATATCAAGCAAAGGAAGGTGATGCAATGGGGAGGGATGAGCGACCAATTCGACGGATTCGAGCGCAAATATGGTAAGACGCTCGAACTGCTCCGATTCTTCAAGGAGATAGATTACCCTCTTTGCTTCTCGACTAAGGCATCGTGGTTCACGGACGACGACCGCTATATGTCCCTGATCGAGGGGCAGAAAAACTGGAATTTCAAGTTTTCCATTATCACACTTGACGAGCGCAAGGCGCATATCATTGAGCGCGGAGTGCCAACGCCTATGGAGCGTCTCGAAGCGATAAGGAGGATTGCGAATGCTGGAGCTGGTGGCGCAACACTACGTCTCAGACCATTCATTATCAACGTGTCTAATCCTACATACCTCGACCTAATAAGGAAGCCTCGGAGAGAGGTGCAACAGCTCTCAGCACTGAGTTCTTCTGTGTAGAGCAGCGGTCGCAGACGCTCAAGTCGTTCCTTCCGACACTGAATGAGTTATGCGGAATGGACGTGATGCAGTTCTATAAGAAGTACTCCTGCAGCACAGGCTATCTGCGTCTCAATAGGCATATCAAAGAGCCATTCATCCGCAACATGAAGAACAAGTGCGAGGAGGTTGGTATGCGCTTTTATGTGTCAGATGCACACTTCAAGGAATTGTGTTGCAACGGCTCTTGTTGCGGTCTCCCTGCGGACTGGAATTACTCCAGAGGGCAGTGGTGCGAAGCATTGCAGATAGCGAAGAAGGAAGGCAAGGTGACGTGGGACAGAGTCAAGGGAGACATCATCCAGCTGCACCAATACCCTTGGGGGCGAGCACAAGGATTCAACTGTAACTCAAGCGAGAAGCGAGCTAAGTTCCTGGGGATGAGTATGGCTGATTACATGCAGTGGTTGTGGAATAATCCGCAATCTGGGCAATCCCCATACAAGCTGTTCGAAGGTGCGCTCACTCCTCATGGGAAGGACGGGGACGGCAACTTAATATACACATATAGCGGAGCACAATTCTAATTATGACAAGAAAAGACAAGATACGCAGAGCAAGAGGAGAAGGGCGCAAGGCAGAACGAATGAACATCCTTGCGCCACTGTTCAAGAAGGGTTACGCATATCGTGAGATGCGACAAGAAGTAATGTTGCGCCTTGACCTCAAGACATACTCGTTGCAGACGGTGAAGTCAGATATAGACTCACTGCTCAAAGAATGGCAGAGCCAGAGAGTTGACAACCTTGATGCTAACATCCAGTTAGAGCTGGTGCGCATCGATGATATAATACGCGAAGCGTGGGAGGCGTGGGAAAAGTCTAAACAGGACTATCAGCAACAGAAGCTCAGGCGAGAAGGCGCACCTGCTGACGGAGAGAATACGGATAGCGGTGTTGAGATAATGAAGATAGTGCAGATACGCTCAGAGATTACGGTATGCGGTGACCCTCGCTATCTCGACATCATCAGCAAGCAGCTGGTAGAGCGTCGCAAGATACTGGGACTATATGCACCAGAGAAGCATCTATCTCAGTGTAACAATAAGATAATCATCGACCAGACCAAGTCCATGAGCATGGAGCAATTAGAGGAAGAGATAAATAGACTGAGGAAGTTGGATAAGTAGTATGAGGAAGCAGGAAGCACAGCGGAGATTGTTATTGTTGATGCAGGAGCGCAACAAGCGTCTTGCCACTTCATCGTTCTCGCACTTCCTGGGGTACATCAATCCGACGTATCAGATGGAGTGGTTCCATCGGGTTATTGCAGAGCACTGCCAGATGCTGTTTGAAGGAAAAATCAAGAACCTCATGGTGTTCGTTCCACCTCAGCACGGCAAGTCGGAGGTGGTGTCAAGAATATTCCCAGCATGGGCATTCGGACGTAATCCTGACTTGAAGATAGCAGGATGCTCTTATTCATCCGACCTTGCAGGTCAATTCTCTCGATCGATTCAGCGCACGATAGACTCTCAAGAGTATCACGACATCTTCCCTGATGCTATTCTCAACGGCTCTAATGCTCACACAAATGTCAAAGGCTACTTGCGCAACGTGAATGTGTTCGAGTTCGTCGGCAGGCGTGGATTCTACAAGGCAGTCGGAGTTGGTGGAGGTCTGACAGGTACAGCGGTTGACATCGCCATAATTGACGACCCGGTCAAGGATGCGATGGAGGCTTACTCTCCGACTTACAGAGCGAGAGTGTGGGACTGGTATAACTCCGTGCTGACCACCCGACTGCACAATCACTCCAAGCAGCTCTTCATTATGACCAGATGGCATGAGGACGACCTTGCTGGGCGCATCCTCAAGGCAGAAGGGAGCGAGTGGACCGTACTGCGCATTCCTGCAATATGCGAGGAAGAAGGGGACGGAGTGCTGAACAGCGAACGCCATATCGGAGAAGCTCTGTGGGAAGCGAGACACAGCATCGCTAAGTTAGAGAAGTTTCGCGAGCGTGCTCCCAAGGAGTTCAACGCACTCTATCAGCAGAGACCTACCATTGACGGAGGTAATATCGTCAAGCGAGACTGGTTTCAACACATCGGTTATCAGGAGTTCAAGGCTCTGCATGGCTTTCAGCCAATCAACTTCTACCTTGATACTGCATACGACAAGAAGAGTCAGCAGAAGAGCGTTGATAACGACCCTTCGGGCATTATAGCGGCAACCAAGGTCGGACGTGACATATACATCATCCACGGCACGAAGTTCTACAAGGAGATGCCTGATATGTTGCGCTTTCTGCCCGAGTATATGGCGCAATGGGGCAACGAAACCAGCAGACTGTGCATCGAGCCTAAAGCGTCCGGCAAGTCCGTCGCCCAGATGCTTAGAGACCAGACTGACCTCAATGTAATGTTCACAGAGACGCCAACAGACAGCAAGGAGGTACGCTTGCGTGCGGTTTCGCCCAAGGTGGAATGCGGAAGGGTGTTCCTCGTTGACGGAGCGTGGGTAGAAGATTTCATGGACGAAGTCTGCGGATTCCCCTCTCAGCCGCACGATGAGTACGTGGATATTCTCGGCTATGCCATCAACGACCTCAGCCGTGATGACGGTGATAACCTCACAGACGCAGAACTGGAAGATATATTATTCACTTAGACAATAAGATTATGACATTAGACGACATCTTCGGCAGTGGCTTGACACCGCCACAGATTATATCGCTATTGAAGCGTAAGACCATATCAGTGCCAGCATGGAAAGGCAAGCTGGAGAACGAGTACTATCCACGCAACCACCCTGTTGCCACTGATCCTAATTACCACGACAAGTTCCGTAAGGGTAAGCGAGAGCGAGTAAGCAAGATTACATTAGGCTGGCAGCGACTGGCGTGCAAGCGCATGAGCGGACTGATGTTCGGCATTCCGTGCAAGCGCAACTACAAGCCCACCACCGAGGACGAGAAGAAGGCATCTCAACTTATGGAAGCCATCTACACGAAGAACAGAATAGATGCGCTCAACCTCAAGCGTTCCAAGGACTTGTTCGGGTCATGCGAGAGCGTCACGATATGGTTCGCTCAGCTTACTCCCACTTATTATGCAGGAGAGAAGAGTCTGCTCAAGCTTCGTTGCAGGACATTCTGTCCTATGCAGGGTGACGAATTATACCCATTGTTCGACGACTACGACGATATGATAGCATTGAGCGTGTATCATACTCGCAACGAGATTGTCAACGGCAGGAGCGCAAGGGTGTCTTACTTCGACTGCTATACTGCAGACAAGCATTACTGCTGGAGATACGAGGGCAGTAATCCTGTAGAGGAGCTGAGTGAGGATGTCGTAATTGGCAAGATATCTGGCGTGTATATCCATCGCCCCGAACCAATATGGGAGGATTCCTCAGAGAATGTATATGAAGCCGAATGGACGTACTCACGAACAGGCAATTATGTCCGCAAGAACAGCCGTCCGACATTCGTGATATACAGCGATTACGGCATCAAGAAGGGACAGGAAAACACCGACGACAATGCAGGACGCTCAATTATCAGACTCGGCAAGGATGATAAGGCAGGGTATGCCACATGGCAACAAGCCAACGACAGCGTCAAGTTCCACGTCAGCGAAATAAAGCGCAACTACTTCTCGCAACTCCAATTGCCTGACATGAGTATGGATAACATGAAGGACACTCCAATGTCGGGAGAGTCACGGAAGATGCTATTCATCGACTGCCAGATGAAGGTGACTGACGAGAAGGGAATATGGCTGGAGATGCTGGATCGAGAGTTCAATGTTATCCGTGAGTATGCCAAGATTATGTTCCCAAGGTATGCGTCCGCATTCGACAGCCTTGCCGTGGATATGGAGATTACACCATATCAGATTCACGACGAGAGAGATACCGTGGAGACATTGGGCACAGCCGTCAATACAGGCATATCAAGCAAGAGAACCGCCATCCGTCGCCTGGGCTGGGTGGATGATACTGACGAGGAGATTAGTCAGATGGAATCAGAGGGCAGTGCAGAGTTATTCGAGCCAACAATATAATCAATAGACAGTGGTAGCAATCAAATTCGACAGCAACAAGTTCGACCGCAAGCAACGTAGAATGCTCAGCAGGTCAAAGAAGTCCTTAGACAAGTTGTATGAAGCATTCTACAAGGAGGTGGCAAAAATCGGAGCTACCACTGGCTTCGACGACCCCGAGCGTGACTTCTTCCTGAAGGATTACCCGAAGGCTGACAAGGCGATGCAGGCACTCCTACGCAAGCTATGCGACCGTATTACAGGATTGATAGAGGATGGATGCCAAAAGGGATGGTCAATCTCTAATGCCAAAAACAGTGCGCTAATCAACGCTCTCGGCAATATCGTCCCCAACCGCAAGGATTTTATCAACCGCATCAATATGCGAAGCGAGAGCGCGTTAAACTCATTCCAGGACAGGAAGGTAAACGGACTGGGATTGAGTGAGCGTGTCTGGAAGTCTCAACAGCAGGTGAAGGGGCAAATAGAGCTGGCGCTGGAACTCGGACTTGCAGAGGGTAAGAGTGCGCCTTCGCTCAGCCGTGACGTGCGCTCATACCTTCGTGAGCCTGAGAGATTGTTCCGACGAGTGCGTGACAAGAAGGGACATCTGCGACTGAGCAAGAGCGCAGCTGCATACCATCCGGGACAAGGAGTGTACCGCAGTTCCTACAAGAATGCTCTGCGCATGACTGTGACGGAGAACAATATTGCGTACCGTACTGCCGACTTCGTACAACAGCAGGAAATGGACTTCGTTATCGGCATCGAGATAAGGCTGTCCGACAATCACCCTTGCGATGATATATGCGATGACCTCGCTGGTGTATATCCGAAGAAGTTCAAGTTCACAGGCTGGCATCCCTTCTGCCGTTGCTACACCATCCCGAAGCTTGCCGAACGTGAGGAACTGAACAAATGGGCACGTATGAGCAAGGAAGAGCGTGCTGGCTATCACTTCAAGGGCGAGGTGCGCTCCATGCCGAAGAAATTCACTGACTGGGTGGATAGGAATGCAGAGCGTATTAAATCCGCCAAGAGTCTGCCTTACTTCATCAAGGATAATTATGTCGGTGGGAATATAGATATGGATTTGTCTATTGATACGTCTGAAGACTTCCAGAAACCTAACAGAAATGTTCTTAATATTCTTAGAGATTCAACAATATCAACAGACATGGCTGGCATCGAAATCTTGAGTGAACAGGCAACATTAGACATATTAAACTATGCATTAACCGATGGTAATCGCATAAAGGAAATAATAGCAAAACCGATGGCTGATGCATACGCTGGATATGACAGAGCAAAAAAGATGATGGTGATTTCAAACGAAACCATACCGGGAACTATGCCTTATAATCCGATGCATAGTTTGCAGAGAGCATTTGCAAAAATCAAGAAAGGCGAGCCTCTTGATTTTATCGAAGAATATTCGATTGAAACAGTCCATCATGAAAAATTGCATTCTCTGGCAAAAGGGTGGATAAGAGGCAAGAGCGTAAAATCTGTAAATGTTGTAGAAGCAACAAATCAACTATGTGCAAGACATTCTTACGAGCAAACTCTAAAAAAATATGGTTACAAACCCACACACAAACAAGAAATTATAGAGGGTGGATTGGGCTACAATTATGCTGTCACGAATTTAAGGACTATTATTAAGAGGGCAAATATGAACGAAGAGGAAGCAGTGGCTTTGTTTAGAATGCCACTGCTAAAGAAACGTTATAACAACCTTGAAATATGCTTAGAAAAGTTTTTCAAGAGTAAAGGGATAGATAATATTAAAT